GTAGTAGTCGTGCACGGCCCGGAACCGGTCGTTCTGCCACCGGTCCAACAGCGGGTGCGACTGGTCTTCCGGGGTGGCCCATACGAGAAGCCGACCGCCGGACACATCGCGGAACATGTCTTCCGCGTAGGCGTACGGGTCATTCGGCCGGAACTCGACAGTGATGGGCAATTCGACGAACTGACGCTCCACCTGGTGGGTGAACGACCGGTAGGCGTGTTGTGTCAGGGTGGTGATGAACGGCGACGCATCGAGGTACATGCGCCCGATTTCCGGACCGCGCACGGGGTCTGCCGTGATCTTGCTGTAATCCATGGTCAGCAACCCTCTGACGGGAACAGTCCCCGCATGAGCTCGAAGATCCACGCGATGCCCGCACTTCCGGCGAACAGTGCTGCGAACCCTGCGGCGGCAACCGCGATGATGACGATACTGCCAACGGCGCACCGTGCGGCATATCCGACCTTCTCCATGACCCTTTCCTTTCCTCGGTCCTACACTCTGAGTATGCCCGCTCGGTGTTACCTCAAACCTCCCTACCGGAAGAAGATGACCGCCTCACCCGTGAGCCAGACGATGATCGTCCCGGTCACCTTGAAGCCGATCACGAACGACCCCGCCATGCCGAAATTGCGCATGACCGTGTACTGAATGTCATCCCACATGATCAATCCCGCCCTTCCATGCATGTGCAAGTATGATGGTCCCTGGAGGCCGACTCGAACGGCCCTCAACAGCTCCGACGCTGCCCAGGGGGTGACTCTCAGTGGATCTTCGACGCGATCACGGTATCCGTCTGACGCTCCCCAGAGGGCGTGAACCGCTCCCAGGTCCACCGGTAGTGCCGGACACCCGGACCGAACGCCGACCGCGTCTCCGTGCCCCCCAGGGTCCCGAGGCAGGCTTCTCGCATGGCCGCTATGTGCCGCAGGAGAGAGTTGAACGACTCACACTCGCTGGTCACCAGGCTCACGGTGCCCCAGTCGCGGGTGTCGGCCGAGGTGATCGTGTGGACGTGCCACCCCTCCACATCGCCCGGGGACGGCTGCATCGGACCGAACGTCATGTACACGCTGCCGTCTTTGTTGAAGATCGTTCCGGGCATGATCGAACTCCCTTGATCGGTAAGGCCAACAGGGTGCCCCTCCCGGGGACGGGCACCCGATGGTCCGGCCGATCAGTCCGAAGCCAACTCGCCCCGGACCTGCATGCCCTTCACGACCTGGTCCGCATACTGTGCCGCCCCCTCGTGGTCGGCACCCCTCTCCCGGCCAGTCTTGAACGCCCGGGCCCAAGCTTGGCGACGCGTCTCGCGCTCCATGATCCACTCTCCTCGATCAGTAAGGTCGGCTGGTCAGACGAACGGTACCGGGTCGGGCCAGATGGTGAACTGACACCCCTCCCACAGGTTGCCCGGCTCGGTCACGCAGCGTATGGCTTCGTCTTGTGCCCAGCCCCGGGAGGGTGCGTCGATGTGGGCGAGTACCCCCTCCTCTGGCTCGTCCGGGTGACTGAAGATGGCCTCAAACCGGTGGACCCCGGGTACACCCTGGCAGTACAGGCACGGGTTGGACGTCTCACCCTGGTAGGACGACGCATCCATGCACTCAGGGCAGCGCACGGTGCCGTCATACAGCCGGAAGTTCATGATCGTCTCTCTCTGTCGAGTGCAAAGATTCTTTCCCGGTCTCACCTAACAAGTAAGGCCGTGACCACGGGCAGTCACACTCTGCCCGGATCATGGACCGGCTTGTCAGCTGGCCAGACGACTCTCACAGGTGATCCAGAATGCGGATGCCAGGGTGATCGGGTCGTTCATGCGGAGCCCTGCCCGGTGGCCGACCAGGGTGCAGCCAGGCTCTACGGTGGCCAGTCGACGGGACCTGAGGTCGGTCTCGTGTACGGGCTGGGAGGGCATGTTGAAGTAGTTCGGGATCTTGGTGAGGTTGACGCTCATGATCACTTGCCTCCGTTGATCGCGCAGTGCCGGACGCCGGACTCGGTCGCCCAGGTGGACGGGGTGGTGCAGTCGGGGCCGGTCTGCCCCATGATCACGACGATGGCGACGACGACCATGGTCATGATCGCCAGTGCCAGGTGCTGGATCTTGGTTGTCATGATCGCTGCCTCACAGGCCCTTGTTGATCTTGCTCGACCGGTGGCCCTTGACGATCATGGCCAGCACGCGGGTGCCGGGGATCTTGATGGCCCGCCCGTGGATCTTGGGGGTGGTGTTGGTGATCTTGTCGTCGTTCATGATCGCTGCCTCTCGCTCGGGTATGTGTCCTCCCTACAGGTATGCCCGTCAGGCACTCCCTCTAAACATCACGGGATGGTATCGGTTGGATATACGGGGGTGTGCATACCCATGCTTTGCAGTGGGTGTGTGCATGTGCAATGTGCAAAGGGTGTTTGCTGTGTGCTAATGCAATGTGCAAAGGCATGGGATATGCATGGGTATGCGTGCTATGTATGCATGTGTGTGCATATGCGTGCAATGTCCGTATTTGCAGGTCAGGTTGCTTCTGCAAAGCTTGCAAAGATGATCTTCGGGCCGGTGGACGGTCCGAAATCCAGAAGTTGAGCAATTTACCAAACGTAAAACCTGTAGGGAATACCGGACGAAGGGAAGGGCTGGAAATGGCGAGGAATACGGGTTTGCAGCAGCCGGATGCGCATCGGCCGAGTGCGGAGGTTGTGCGTCAGCCGGGTAATGGTGATCCGATGCAGGGGTCGACGGAGCTGGATCCTGCGGCGAGGTCGCGGACCCGGCCGGCGGTGAAGAATCATCTGGAGCGAGGGTGGGTGAAGCACCGGCTGATCCGTGATTTTGCTCTGGGCGAGAAGACGGGCCGGGAGCTGGCCGGCATCTACGGTTGCTCGCAGACGTCCATTTCGAGCTTCAAGAAGCGGTATGCCCTGGAGATCGAGGAGGTGCGGAACAATCTCGCGGACGAGTATGCCGGGGTGTGGGTGGCGAACAAGCTGGACCGTATCCGCGAGTTTCAGGTGGCTGCGGACAAGATGGCGAGGGGCGAGTCGGCCCGGTCTCAGGAGGTGCTGGTGACGATCTTGAAGGCGGTGGCGGAGGAGCTGGGTCAGCTTCCGGCTCGCACGCAGGTGAACGTGTCGACAGAGACCACGGTCTATCAGGTGGTCGGTATTTCGGAGGATGACATCTGATGGTCGAGTACATGACACAGGAGGAGATCAGGCAGCGGTCGGGTATGGCCTTTTTCGAGGCTGAGGGCAGGCTGGAGAGGGTGCAGCGACTGATGCGCGATCTTGGTCGGGTTGGCTTGTCGACCATCGAGGACGAGGTGTGGGTCAGCGCCCATGCTCGCGGTTCTGGCTCGGTGCACGGCGGGAGCGTTTTCGGCATGCGAGTCATCGTGACGCACGCCTTGCCGGAGGGGGAGGTTGCCTTGTGGTCGGGCTGCCTGAAGGGGTTCTTCCGTGACTGCTGAAGAGTTCGTGGCCCTGGTGCTGGAGGCCGAACGCCAGTACGACTCGGACTTCCTGGCCTGGAGGGTCGAGGAGATCTGCGCACAGTGGAGGGAGTCGAACGGTGACTGAGCGTTACACCATCAACGACGAGGCGCTGGATGCCCACATCGCGGATTCTGTCGCTCGGGGGGACGCCCAGAGGGCTGAGAGGCGCCGGCTTGCGAGGTTGCAGCCGCAGGGGCCGAGGCACACCTATCAGCCGTTCGGGACGGCGGTGGATGCGTTCAAGTTCAAGGGGTCTGAGCTGCTGTATGCCGGCCCGGCCGGCACGGGGAAGTCCAAGTGTCTGCTGGAGAAGCTGCACGCCGTCATGCTGAAATACCCGGGCTCAAGAGGCCTAATAGTTCGCAAGACTCTCGCGAGCCTGGGCAGTACGGCTCTGGTGACGTACGAGGAGCACGTCGCGAAGGAGCACCTGGCGGGCGGGGAGGTGAAGTGGTTCGGCGGGTCGGCGAAGGAGGCTGCCTGTTACCGGTACGGCAACGGGTCCAGGATCGTGGTGGGCGGCATGGACAAGTCGATGAAGATCATGTCTTCGGAGTACGACATCGTGTACGCCCAGGAGTCGACGGAGCTGACCGAGGAGGACTGGGAGGCGATCACGACCCGGCTGCGCAACGGGAAGGTGCCGTATCAGCAGATCATCGCGGACGCCAACCCCGACGTCCCGACGCACTGGCTGAAGATCCGCTGCGACACCGGCAAGACGCACCACATCCGTTCCAGGCACGAGGACAACCCGGTGCTGTTCACGCAGACGAAGGACGGTCCGGGGCCGCTGACCGAGGCCGGCGCTTCGTACATGTCGAAGCTGGACGCCTTGACGGGTGTGCGGTACATGCGGCTGCGCAAGGGCATCTGGTGTGCGGCTGAGGGCCTGGTGTACGAGGAGTTCGACCCGTCCGTCCACATCCACAAGCACATCCAGGTCCCGCCCATCTCGTGGACGCGCTACATCACGGTGGACTTCGGGTACACCAACCCGATGGTCGTGCAGTTCTGGGCGCAGGACGAGGACGGCATCCTCTATCTGTACAAGGAGCTGTACGCCACGAAGACGACGGTCGACCAGATGGCGCCGAAGATCAAGGAGGCGATGAACCTGAAGAAGGAGCCCCGCCCCCGGATGATCATCTGCGACCACGATGCGGAGGGCCGGGCCGTCCTGGAGCGCGAACTCGGCATGTCGACCAAGGCGGCCAAGAAGTCCGTCGAGGACGGCATCCAGGCCGTGAAGAAGCGGCTCCGGGTCAACGAGGCGAGCGGGAAGCCCGGCATGTATCTGTGCGCCGACGCCGTCGTGGAGCGGGACAAGGAGCTGGTCGACCGCAAGAAGCCGTCGTCCGCGCTGGACGAGATCGTCGGCTACATCTGGGACCGTGGTACGGCCATCGCCCAGAACAACGGCAAGCCCCCGAAGGAGATGCCGGTGAAGGCCGATGATCATTCGATGGACGCCATGCGCTACATGATCGCCGAGCTGGACCTCAAGAGCCGGCCCCGAGTCCGCACCATCACGTACTGATGGCCGGCCACGAATACCTGTCGACCGGCTGCTATCACGGCGACCACGACTACTGCAAGGGGATGACCGGCACGGCAGGCGCCAAGCGGCCGGCGGAGTGCAAGTTCTGTCGCGCCCCCTGTACCTGCCCCTGTCATCGAGAGGATGCAGCAGATGAAACAGCGTAGTGACCCCGACCTGACGCCCCTCCCCCGATGGAGGCAGCATCGTGCGGCCCTGGTAGCATGGTGGCGGAGATCGAAGAATCAAAGGCAACGGGCCCTCAAAGACCTCAGAAAAGCAGGCCGCAGAGGCTTGACTCTTGCGATTTCCGTGGTAGGCGCTATCCTGGTCGCGTACGGTGCGTGGTCGGTCTACGCCCCGGCGGGCTGGATCATCGCCGGCTGCCTCCTGTGGGCGGTCCAGTGGAACTACGGGGACGAGAGGGGTAGCGGGTGAGCCGACTCGGCAGGGCGCTCAAGAATCGCACCCCCGTCCCCATGGCCCCCAAGAACCCCGGCAAGACTGACTTCTTCAACGTCATCACCGGCCGAGGCGCCTCCACCGAGGAGAGGCAGCGCCGGGGTATGGAGCAGTACGGCGAGGTCGGCACCCTCTTCGGGATCGTCAGCCGCCTGTCGGAGTCCTGCGGGCTGATCGACTGGCACCTGTACCGCAAGGCCACCGACGGGCGCCGGGTGTACCGCGAGGTCGAAACCCGCAAAGAGATCGTCCGGCATGCCGCGATCTCGCTGCTCGAACAGCCCAACCCGCTCATGGACACCGTCGAGTTCGTCGAAACCACCGTGCAGCACTACGACACGGCCGGCGAGTTCATCTGGGTGGTCGCCTACGGCAGCATTCGTGCCGCCGGGCCCATCGAGGTGTGGCCGGTCCGCCCCGACCGGATGCGGATCGTCACCTCCGACACCGAAGCCCTCACCGGATATGTCTACGTTTCCCCCGACGGCGAGCGGGTGCCGCTGCTGAAGGAAGACGTCATCCACTTCCGCCGGCCCAACCCGCTCGACCCGTACCGAGGTCTCGGCCCCGTGCAGTCGATCTCGGTGAAGCTGGACTCGAACCGGCTGGCCTCCGAGTACAACCGGAACTTCTTCCTCAACAGCGCCGAGCCGGGCGGCATAATCGAGATCGAGGACCGCCTCGACGACGACGAGTTCCGCGAGCTGGTGACCCGCTGGCGGGAGCAGCACCAGGGTGTCGCGAACGCCCACCGCGTGGCCGTCCTGGAGCAGGGGAAGTGGGTGGAGCGCAAGTACTCGATGCGCGACATGATGTTCCCCGAGCTGGGCGAGATGAGCCGCGAGGACATCCGCGAGGCGTTCGGTTACCCCAAGGGCATGACCGGCGCCACCGAGGACGTCAACAAGGCGGTCGCCGATGCGAACGAACGCATGTTCGGACGCTATCTCCTGCGCCCCCGGCTGAAGAAGGTACAATCGGGCTTCAACAAACTGTTGAAGCTGTTCGGCGAGACCGCGACCGGCCTGGAATGGGACCACGACGACCCGGTACCCGAGGACCGCGAGGCGGATTCGGCCGACCGGATCACGAAGGCGCAGTCGTTCAAGATGCTGGTCGAGTCTGGGATGGACTGGGATGACGCCCTGGAGATCACAGGACTGCCGCAGGCCGCCCAGGACGAGATGAAGCTGAAAATGGCCCAGGAGGCTCACGAGCTGGCCATGAACCCCCCGGAGCCTCGCGAGTCCCAGGCCGGCGGGGACCCGAAGCCCAATCAGGAGCCGGCCAAGCCGAGCCCGGCGAGGGAGACGAACAATGAACGAAACGCGTGAGGCGTGGCTGGCCCGCCTTCGCCGCCCGCTGTCCCGGGTGCGGCAGGGCCAGGAAGACCAGTGGTATCGCATCCAGGCCAAGGCCGGCGAAACCCCCGCCCTGTACATCTATGACGAGATCGGCTACTTCGGGGACTCCGCCAAGGGTCTCGTCGCCCAGCTCCAGGAAGTTGACGGAGACAAGCTGGACGTCCACGTCAACAGCCCTGGCGGCGACATCTTCGACGGGCTGGCCATCTACCAGGCCCTCAAGGACCACAAGGCGGAGGTCACCGTCCACGTCGACGGGCTGGCCGCCTCGATCGCCTCCGTCATCGCCATGGCCGGCGATCGGGTCATCATGGCCCCGAAGGCTTCGATGATGGTCCACGACGGCTGGACGATGGCCGTCGGCTCGGCGAAGGAGATGCGCAAGACCGCCGACCTCCTCGACAAGCAGTCCGACATCATCGCATCCGTCTACGCCGACAAGACGGGTCAGCCCGCCGAGTTCTGGCGCGACGTCATGGGTGAGGATTCCTGGTACGACGCCGACGAAGCCCTGGCTGCCGGCCTGGCCGACGAGGTGGTCGGCAAGGAGAAGAAGGTCGACGAAGCGTTCGACCTGGGCGTCTTCGCTCACGCCGGCCGGGAGTCCGCTCCTGCGCCGCGAATCAAGCCCTCGGCCAGCACGGTCGAGCCCCCGGCCCCGGAAGCCCCGGCGGTCGATCCGGAGAAGGACGAGCCGAAGCCCTTCGTGTGGGACTTCGCCGACTTCAAGAGCGCTCTGAAGGGAGCGTGAAATGCCCATCGCAATCCCCGAGACTCAGAGCGAGCTGGAAGAGCTGCTCTCGGACCAGGCCAAGGTCCAGGCCCTGATCCAGGAGGGGCAGCTCGGCAACGTCACCAAGGCGTACGCCCAGACCTTCGTCAGGAAGAACGAGGAGACGGAGCGGGAGCGCAAGGAGCAGATCCAGGCGATCCTGGCCGACTACCTTCGCGACAACGAGCAGACCGCTTCTCTCAACCTGCTCAGGGAGGGTGGTGTGGACGCGGTCACCAAGAGCGCCTCCGCCCACTTCCAGCCCAAGGCTCTGGGCGCCAAGTACCAGGCGAAGGAGTACGGCGAGACTCTCGCTCAGTTCCTCATCGACATCTCCCCGAAGGCGTACATGACCGCCGAGCTGGCGGCCAAGCGGGAGACCCTGAAGAACGCTGCGGCTTCTTCGGGTGAGCCGGCGTCGGGCGGCTTCCTCGTTCCGGAGGCGTTCCGGGCCGAGCTGCTCTCCCTGTCACTGGAGGCGTCGGTAGTCCGGCCTCGTGCCCGGATCGTTCCGATGGGGACCTCGCGGGTGATTTACCCGTACATCGACGACACCTCGCACGCCACGAACGTCTTCGGTGGCGTCCAGGGCTACTGGACTCCCGAGTCCGGCCAGATGACCGACGTCGCTGCCACCTTCGGCCGGCTGGCGCTGGAAGCATGGAAGCTGACGGCGTTCGCGAATGTCCCCAACGAGCTGATCGCCGACTCGGCCATCTCGTTCGAGGCGTTCATCCGGTCCACGTTCCCGCAGGCCCTGGCCTACTTCGCGGACGTCGCATTCCTCAGCGGTTCCGGCGCCGGCCAGCCTCTGGGTATCCTCACCGACGCCAACGCCGCGCGCATCGTCCTGGCGAAGGAGTCCGGCCAGGCTGCCGACACCATCCTGTGGGACAACATCGTCAAGATGTACGCCCGGATGCTGCCGCAGTCCCTGGGTAGCGCGGTCTGGGTCGTCTCTCCGAACACCTTCTCCGAGCTGGCCACCATGGCTCTCTCGGTCGGTACCGGTGGTGGCCCGATCTGGCTGAACAACGGTGTGCAGGGTCCCCCGGCGACCATCCTGGGGCGTCCGGTCGTCATCTCGGAGAAGGTGGCCGCGCTGGGCGATGAGGGCGACATCAACTTCATCGACTTCAGCTA